AGCAGTGTCACTAAGTAGTATTATATCAGAATACATAGATAAAGTTTATTCTGGTAGTTTAGATAAAAATATATTGAAGCATAAAGTCAACGAGATGCTTAACTCAGTTAATAATAGTTCCGGCCTGGTATAATAAATCTAGACGAGAACGTTTAGAGGAAAATATGAGTCAAAAAGAGATTAACCTAGAAGAATATGTTGATCAAAGACGATGGTTGTTGAATAACGGCATCGTAACTGATGACATTAAAAATCAGTTATTCTTTTGTGGCTCTATTGTCCATAAGGAAGTACAAGCAGTAGAACTGCAAATAGATTCAGAGAATCGTAGAGTCGATTACACCTTGTATTTCGATAAGCCGGTTCTTGATCGTATTGAAAAGTACCACGTTCTCTCAAAGTCTGATAGTTTAATCGGGCTATGGAGATTTAGAAGGATGCTTCGTAAAGAGGGTTCTCTAGACTTTACAGAGATCCTTAATAAGTTTGTTAAGGATTTTTGCGGACCAAAATGGTCAGCAACCGTTAAAACTGTCGACTTTAAAAGTTATATAGATGAACTTGGAGAAGACAGTGGAAACGCTGAGTCAGGTCAGCAATCTGATAAATTGTCTGACTAACGATGAAGATCTGAAACAGGAATTATGGGTTCACTACCTTAGCGGCAATCCCATTGAGTCTTTTGCTGATCATTTAAGTAAGCTTAAGTTTGAGTATTCTGAAGACATAGAGTTAAAGAAAACCATATGGTTCTTAATAAAGAATCCCCCATCTGATAGATTGATCCGGTTGTTAGAAAATTTTACTGATTTTGAGAAGAGCATCATATGCTTGTGTATGCTCGGATTATCAGCAGATAAGATTGCTGAAATAAAAGGTATTAGTAAGGTGCGTATCAGGCAATCTATAGCAACAATTAGGTATAATGAGTGCTGGAGAGAATATGGCACTCAAAAAAAATCTTACAGAAGATGAAAAGTACGGTCTTACTGAAGAAGAAATTAAATTAGCCACAAAATGGCTAAGAAAGCACAAAACTGCCGGTGCTTTAAAAGATCTTGAGGCAGCAAGACTGTATGAGATGTATCTTCTTGGGGACTCGATTGCCAGAATCGCGCAGCAATTCCCTCAATACCCAATTGGCCAGATCGCTTTAACTGCGGCATTAAGAGGATGGGCAAAAGACCGAGATAAGATGCTTCATACTCTTCAAGACAGAGTAAGAGCTAAGGTTGTTAAGTCAGTTCTAGAACAGGTTGATTTTCTTACCACTATGATGTCGGTAGCAAACGCTGAGCACCTAGAAGCCATGATGAAGTACATTCAAGATCCAGTCAACAATCCTAAGCCTCAAATGCGAATTACAAACATTAAGGAATATAAAGACATAGCTGAGACTCTATATAAGATAGTTGCTGGCGCAACCACCCCTAATACAAAGAACAAGGATAGATCTCCTATGTTTGAGGCTTTAACTTCAAATTATAAGCATAATAAGGAAAAAGAAGTAGAAGAGTCGACATACGATGGTGATATCTCGATTCTAGAGGTGGCAAAATCATTGCCTCCTTCAAATAAAAAAGTTGAAGAATGAGAAGAAAATCTATAAAAGATGCTCAAGAATTAGCTTTAAGTCGTAAAGGAAGGTGTCTTTCTGTAGATTATGTTAATAACTCTACCCCATTGCTTTGGGAATGTGCAGATGGTCATAGGTGGACTGCCACCTATAACAATGTTAAAAACAACAGGTGGTGCCCTCAATGTTATGAGAATAAAAAAAGAGGGCAAAATAGAAGATTGCACGACAATATTCATCATGAGGTTGCTAAATTAAGAAATGGTATATGCCTAACACCTGAATATAAAGGCAACAAGTTTAAATATCACTGGCAGTGCGATGAGGGGCATTCTTGGTATGCAAGACTTGATTCAGTTAAAGATCAGGGTGCATGGTGCCCTTATTGTCGAAGTGGCAAGAATTATTATGAAAATAAGGCTAGAGAAATATTTGAAAAAATCTTCAATAAGCCTTTTATCAAGGTTAGGCCAAAGTTTTTGAAAAACTTAGCGACAGGTCGGAATCTAGAATTAGATGGCTATAACGATGAGCTAAAAATAGCATTTGAGTATGATGGCAGAACTCACTATGAGGAATGGGATCCTAATAATCCAGGTAAGTTAGCGTATGTGCGAGAAAACGATATATTAAAAGAGAAGCTATGTAAAGAAAACGGTATTCTTTTAATTAGGATCCCGTATTGGGAATCTTTGAGGTTAGAAGAGTTTATTAAAGAGGCATTAAATGTCCAAGAAAAATAAATTAACCAATCTTACTACCGAGCAAGAAAGAAAGCTTCTGTTAACGCCTTGTAAAACAAGAGATGAACTGAAGGCTTGGATTAAATATTTTCTAGATCTAGAGCTTCCAGATGTAACTGTATCACGCTACAGCGACACTAACCCACTTGACGCGATTTGGGAAGTTTATAGAATATGCGTGTTGAAAAAGAACCCAGAAAACATAAAAGAGCTGCTGTTTGTTGCAGGGCGCGGTAGTGGTAAGACGCTCGGAATGGCCATCGCTGAGCTTATGATACTACTTCACGATAGGCGCGACGTTGTTCACGTTGGAGCAATTCAAAACCAAGCCGAGCGTTGCTATAACTATCAGAAAAACTTTCTCTATAATAGGAAATTAAAGCCGATCGTCATGCCTCCCGATGTCCCCGAAGAACAGAGGATATTGGAAAAAGCCAACATGTCTAAATCGATCTTTAACTTAGGTGGCGAAAAGGTCACCCTTGAAGTTCTTCCCTGTACTCTTAAGGCGTGCAACGGTCCACACGTTCCTCTAGTTGTGGTTGATGAGATAGATACTGTATCAGGTGAAGGTTTAAAAGCTTTTAAAGAAATTTCCGGTATGTTGGACTCCAAGGGCGGCAAGATCGCGCTCAGGGTTGGTATTTCTACTCGTAAGTCGCGCTACGGCTTAATGAACAAGCAGATAGAAAACGCTGAAGCAGAAAATAGAACCGTACGAAGATGGACAGCTTTTGAGTTTACTGAGAGATGCGACGACAGGAGGTCTGGAACAAAAGAGATCGATTTATACGTAAATCAGGACAAGATGGAGGTTTTAACTCAAGAAGAGTTCGATAAACGAGACAAGATGAAGCAAAAAGAGTACACGCGTCATCGAGGCTATGAAGGATGTGCTAGATGCCCCTTATTTTCAATATGCTTGACTGACGCAAAAAAGCAAACATCTAAGTCTCCAATGTTAAAAACTTTAGATGAGCTTGCTCAGAAAGTTGTGTCAGAGGGACCTGATTGGGCCCTCGCTCAGCTGATGAATCTAAAGCCTTCTATAGAGGGAATCATATACAGAGAATTTGACGAGAAAGTCCATGTTAAAACATGGAACCAGATGTGGTTTATACTAACCGGTAAAGAGTTCCCTGGTGAATGCACCCACGACTTGTTTGTCAAGAAGTGCCATGAGATGCAGCTCCCATGCTATGCTGGGATTGACTGGGGATTTTCTTCACCGAACACTGTTGTGTTTTTCTTCATAGATAAGCGAGATAACGTGTATGTTGTTCGTACCGATGGTATGACCCATATATCTACTCCAGCCTGGATACACCACATAAAAACAAAATATCATAATATGTATAGGGTTCAGTTATATGTACCGGACCAAGCTGATCAGGGCGCCATTCAGGAGATGCAGAAAGCCGGGCTTCCTGTATCTAATACAGCCAAAAAAGAGCCGATCATGACTGGAATCCAGGTCATTAAAAAACTGCTTAAAGTTCCAGGTTCTACCGAGGCTAAGCTTTTCTTAAATAAAGAAACTTGCTCGCACATAATCACAGAGTTTACTCTTTATCACTATAAGTTAGATGCGGCCGGTATGGTAACTGATGAACCAGATTCTGAAAACGATCACTGGCTTGACGCGCTTAGATATCCCTTAACTTTATTATTAGGTAAAACCAACATTATATTGGGTGGCGGTTTAGCTTATGAAAGCGGACAGAGCCTAATCGACAATCAAGGTTATTATCATAGAGTTCCTACCGCATCAGAATACGCAGAGGTTAATGGTATAAAATTTAACGATAGCGAAGAAGATATTTCAAAACTTGGCAAGATAGGCACCAAAAAAGAATTAGATGATGACGACGACGATTCAGGGTCTTCTGGCCAGGGTTTTATATGGACCTTCTAATAATCAATAAGGTAGAATAAGCTTATATGGCAATCTGGGATAATTGGTTTAAAAAACGAATAAAGGAAGAAATAAATGATCTATTAAAAGCTGATGGCGTAACAACGGAGGGCGCAGCTGCTCCAGCCCCTATCCGTGGAGCGTACACTGCTGACTCTCTTCCAGATTCTCCAGAAGATCACGACGCATCTAAGCAAATTGGTCGAAAAGCTATTATCGATGATCCATATTTTGAGAATATGACTCATCAGATATTTTATAAGACCAAGATGTCGCGTCTTAGCAATAGGATGTTAAAGGAGGTCTCAGTTAGGGATTGGCTTGTTTCTGCAATCATACAAGCGCGTGTTGATACCCTTTTGAGATTTTCTAGACCAGAGCATAGAAGATTTGAAACAGGTTTTAGGGTTGTAAAGAAAGATAAAAATTCTGAATATACTCAGGAAGAGTTAGCTGAGATAGCCGCAATTGAAGATTTTATCTATAATTGTGGTAGAAAAGAGGGAACACCAGCTAGCGATAGAATGTTGTTTGGTGAATTTTTAAAGCTTATTACGAGAGATGCTTTAACTTTTGGTCATGTTGCTATAGAAAAGATTAAAACTAGAGCTGGAGGATTACATCGATTTCGTCCGCTTCCAGCAGAATCTATCTATCTTATTGACAAAAGACTCTCTAAAGATCAGATAGAGAATGATCAGAAAACTATTCAACAAATGTTTCGTAGACCATTAAGTTCCAATGATCCTAGAAAAGATCAGGTTGTTAACGAAGTTCCCATTGATTACTATAAATATGTCCAGATGTCATATGATATGACGAAACGCTTGGGCTTTTTTGGAGATGAGGATTTAATTTTTAAACTGTTTAATCCACAGAACTTTGCTGATTCAAATGGGTACTGCTATTCTCCATTAGAGCTTGCGATCATCAATATTACGAATCACTTAAATGTTGAAAACTATAACGCCAATTTTTTTACTCATGGTTATGCTGCCCGTGGTGTCCTTCACTTGAAAGGAACAGTCACGCAGGCTCAATTGATGAATTTCAGAAGGCAGTTTTATAACGCTATTTCTGGACAGCAGCATGCGTGGAGAACACCTATCGTTGCAGGACTTGATGAGGTTCAGTGGGTGCCAATGTCTGGTTCTGCAAGGGAGATGGAGTACATAAACTTTAACAACCACTTGATGAGAATAATCTGCTCAATGTTTCAGATAGACCCCATTGAGTTAGGCTTAGATTATCTTGCCTCTGGTACCGGAAGAGCTCCTATGCAGCAGGCAAACAACGAGTACAAGATTGCTTATTCTCGTGAGCGTGGTTTATACCCAATTCTAATGTTTATAGAAGATCTTATTAATTGCGACATTTTGCCTGCAATTGATAAGTCATTCGGTGATAAGTATAAATTTATATTTACTGGCTACACGGACGAGACAGCTCAATCTGAGATTGCTCAGATGCAAGCTGAGATGACGGTGTGGAAGTCGATGAACGATCTTCTTGTTCAAGCACAAAAACCAAAGATAAACACCCCAGCAGCAGATCTACCGTTGAATCAGGCTTTCTGGGCACTAGTAGAGAAAAATTACACTAGAGGCGAAATTAGAGAAATATTCTTTGGTGATAAAGGTGCTTCTCAGCGCAAAGAACTGCAGTATATTCCTGGCGACCAAGCATTTATGGCTTGGCAGCAAACAATTCTCGCAATCGAAAATTCTAAAGAGCAAAAGCAGCAGATGGCTCAACAAGCTGAGGCTCAAGCTCAGCAGATCCAACAAGAGATGCAGATGAAGCAGGAGCGGCATAACCATGCTGTTGCCGAGCACAATAGAAAAGAAGAAAAACATCGCATGGAAATGGAAAGAATGAAAGCTGAGGCAGCTGCAGCCGCAGTTCAGCACGGAAACGTTTTAAGAGATTCTGCTAAGCAGTTTGGTGCTTCTAAAGCTACGAACATCGGCGGTAAAGTAATCGCCAATCCAATTAATAAATTGGATGAACAAGAATAGTACGTGAAAACCAAACTCTATGTATACAACGATGAAGTTATAGATGAAGATCAATATCTGGCTTGTTTCAAGCTTATAAGAGTACTTTTCAGATTAAAAGTAGTTGATAAATCTATAGTTATAGATTATGCTACTAATTTTCATCCGTTTTTTGTATAATAATTATTACTAAGAGTGCCTTATATAGTAACAATAAATTGTTGTAACTAATATAAAAGCTCTTAAATTAAGGATTAGCGGTATGTCATTGGTCATATTAGAAGGTTTAGATAGAACTGGCAAATCTACCGTGGCTGCGTATTTTAAATCTCTTGGATACGAGGTAATACATATGTCTTCTCCCCCAAAGGGCATTACTTCAGATGAATATTTTCAAGAGATGGTTGACTTAGTTTCTTCTGCAGCAGCTCGAGATATATGCCTAGATCGCTCGCATTACGGAGAGTTGCTCTGGCCGATTATATTCGGTAGAGAGCCTCTTCTCTCAGAAGAGAATATAGAAGCGATTCGTGAGATTGAGGACACAGTAGGTGTCACACGCATATGGATGTACGACCCCGATGTAGAGGCACATTGGAAAAGATGCGTTGAAAATAAAGAGCCCCTTGATAAGGCGCAGTTTGTAAAAGCTAGATCTTTATACTCGCGTTTGGCACATAAATATGGATTTGAACCGGTTACGCTTCAGCAATTTTTAAAAAAGTTCCCAGATGCAGAAAAATATCTTAATCAAGATTTGGCAAAAACGGATAAAGAAACGATTAACGATAAGAAAAAAGATGCAGAAACTGTAGAGACAGAGACATTCAATAGTTCTAATAAGCCTCTCTCTACAAAGACACCAGAGCAACTTAAGCTTGAAAAAGCTAACGCTATCAATGATATTCTATCTAAGCGAATTTTAAGACTAAAAGGTCCTATTTACGATGAGCTTGAAGATGAAGTGAGAAACTTTTTGAACGAAAAACTTGGAAAACTTCTTGGCGGTTCTTCTAAAGAACTTTCCTTCACTCAGGAAGAAATAAAGTTTTATAAAGAGATGTATAAAAGAGTTATAGAAAAAGGAGACAATTAATGAAAGACGGATTCAGAACACCACCAAAACCAAACAAAAAAGAACAACGCCAGCTTGACATCGAGGTTCAAAATTTACAGATGGCTGTAAGAATCTCTCAGATGATGATTCAGCAGCTCATGCAGAGCGTAAAGAATATGGGAGAAGATTTAGGTAAAGCGATCAATCAGTTGTACGAGCTGCAATATAAATATTCTGCGATGCAGAAACTTTTAAACATTGATTCTGCTTCCCTCCAAAAACTTGTTGATGAGCAGCGCCTTAAAGATTTTGAAGAAGCTGCACAAAAAGCTGATGCTCAAGAAAATCTTGAGACAGCTGAAACCGTATCAGAAAACAGCACTATCGTTATTACTTCTGTTGCTAAAGACGAGAATGGAGAAGATAAGGGTATCTTTAGATCTCGTTTCAAGTTATCAGAATCAGGTGTTCCTGACATGACATCAAAGATGGTCGGTAAGAAGGTGGGAGATAAAGTAGTAATAACTATTAACGGACTCGAGCACGAGGTAGAGCTTCTTTCTATCAAGAACCCCAAAGAGGAGAGGCCGGCTACAGAAACAACCCACTAAATGCTTGAACAGCTAAAATGTAAGCAGTGCTTAGTTAACGATATTAAGCATAAGCGTAAGTTGCTGTGCACTGCTTGCTATTCTCTCTATCGAAAAGAGAGATGGCGAGAAAACGAGATTAAACGATCTCTTGATCCCTCTTATCTAGAAAAGAGAAGAATATATAAAGCCGCTTACTTTCAAAGAAATAAGCAAAAACTTTCTTTGAAGAAGCGTCTTTATGAACGAGAGCGGTTAAATCACGACATTCTCTTCCTGCTGAAGAAGCAGCTACGAAGACGATTGACAGAAGCCGTTAAAAACAACCAGAAGTCTGGTTCTGCGATAAAAGATCTAGGTTGTTCTATAGAGGAGTTTAAGAGGTACTTAGAATCTAAGTTTCAGCCTGGCATGACTTGGGACAACTACGGAGAATGGCACATTGACCACATTAGGCCCTTATCCAGCTTTGATCTAAGTGATCCAGAGCAGCTAAAGATAGCGTGTCACTACACTAATTTGCAGCCACTTTGGGCAAAAGATAATTTAAGTAAAGGTAATAAGTATGTCTCACAAGATGGATAAAAGATGTCCGCGACAGCTTGAAACGATGCCAGATACCTGGTGCCCTCTCGCTGTCCTGCGCTTAAAAGCAATAAGAAACGCTGGTCGTGAATTAACTGAGGAAGAAGAAGAGATGCTTCCAGGTTGTCCTTGGGCTGTCGATCACCAATTAGCCCATTATTGCTTTTTTAAATATGTTGCTGAGTTCGCTCAAAACAGAACTGTTTCTGATATGGAGCTAGCAGCACTCTTAAATGTATCAGTTGAAACGATCAAGAAGATAGAAAAAACAGCTCTCTCAAAAATGAGAAATCATCCTCTGCTAAAAGATGCAAAGGGTGGTGAGCCTATAGTCACTGATAGGGATGATGCGACTTATAAAATCCATAGATGAAAAAGCCATCAAACAAAGCAAGGCGTACAGTTCTAATTTTAGAAACCTGTATCCCTAGATGCAGGATATTTTGAAAACATATTAAAGTGTTATCCTAAA